GGCGTCGAAGCTGCCCGCATAGGAGTGCGTGTCACTCCAGACGGTCTCCTCGAGGAAGTGGTACTCGGGCTGGACCGTCGCCAGGAACTCCGAGAAGTGGCGGACGTACGGCTCGAGGTCGGGGTGGACGCGGCCGAGGGTCTCGCCCTTCGCGAGGCGCTCGAAGAGGTCGTGCGCCGCGGTGCCGACGTCGGCAGCCTTCCGGGTGTTGCGGTCCGGCGCCTTCTTGAGGAAGTCGACGGCGGCGGCGCGGTCGGCGGGGCCGAGGAGCATCGTCACGAGGGCGCCGGCGTTGTCGACGGCCTCCTCGGCGACCATCTTCGCGGCCCAGTAGCGGAGGAAGTCCTTCGGGAGCATCCCGAGAATGCTCGTCACGCCGGGCACCTTGACGGTGCCGTCGCTCGGGCTGACGTAGAAGCGCGAGTCGCCGCGCTTGATCGTATTTACCTTCGGGGTCGTCACGGGTGGACGCTCTCCTTCTGTCGTGGAACGGGACAGAAGAGGAGGGGGCCAGGAGGCGCCGGAGTGCTCAGACTAGGAGCCGGCGGTGCCGGGGGTGTCGAAGGTGTCGGTTAGAGGTGTGGTCTGCATCTGTTGTTAAGAGAGAGAGCCCTTAAGACAGGAACTAGAACTAGACCTCTAACCGACACCTTCGTCACCGTGCGGCGAGGAGGATCGCTCCGGTCATCGTGTGGACGGACTCCATCGCCTCCGCGACCCGGCGCCGGTCCTTCGCCGGGAGCGCCCGCACGGCATCCGGCGTGACGCGGCCGAGCGCGGCGATCGCGCCCTCGGCGACGTGGACGATCGAGTCGACGTCGGACAGTGCCTCGCCGCCGCGCGTGAAGACCGCCGCGATGTTGCGCCCGCGCTGCACGGAGGCCTGTCCGCGCTCGGTCGGCGTCTCGACGAGGAGACCGTAGGACTCGAGCTCCTCGGGCGTCAGGCGCTCACGGAGCACGTTCCCGGAGTGGTAGCGCAGAGACGCGGTGACGCGCTGCACGTCCTCGGCGAGGACGCCCGCGAGGGTCATCGTCTCGCGGACCCAGCGGCGGTACGCGAAGGAGCGGCCGGTCCAGTCGGCGCGGCCCTCCTTCGTGAAGAAGTATTCGCGCGCCGGCACGAGAAGCTCGGCGACCTCTCGGAGTTCGTGACCCGTGCGCTCCTCAGGGTTCGAGTACCACTGGCGGATAATCGGCACGGCTGCGGTTTGAAGCTGCTCGAGCGTCGGGGACTTCTTATTTGGCATATCCGCACGCTATCGCGCGTGAGTGTGCTCACGCTACGTCCGCATACGCAGAAAGCCCCCGCGGCCCGGCATAAGGCCAGGTCACGGGGGCTTTCTAGATTTTTGAGAGCGTTTACACGAGTTGCGGGAGCGCTCGAACAGACGTTCTAAGGTCGTCGAGGGTGCCCCCATTGTGGAGGACGTATCGGGTGGGATATCCGACAAGTGTTGTTTCGCTCGGGTGCGAGTCCGCCGGCGCACTGCCGGGCCGGATAATCCGAAGAAGCTCTCCGCCCGCCTCGAGGATCGCCTCCGCTTCGTTCGGGAAGCGGCAGTCGGTCACGACGACCGGAGCGGCCTCCTCGGGGCGCCGAGGCCGGGTGCGGAGGTGCTCGACAGTCTGCATCGCCGCGCGGACCCAGAAGCCGTCGTCGAGCGCGCGGATCCCCTCCGTTCCGAGGCGCTGCAGGAAGCGGCGGACGCCGGGGACCGTGTCCTTCGCGACCTCCCAGCCGAGCGCCTCGACGACGTCGGCGAGGTAGTGGTACGCCGGCACGAGATCGCCCGGGAGCGAGCACGGGCCGACGAGCGGGTCCGCGCCGAGGGCTGCCGCGCGGAGCGGGTCCGCGAAGGCCACCCGACGCCAGCCGAACTCCTCGACGAGGACGGCCGCGACGGCGTCCTTCCCGGCGCGCTTCTGTCCGATAAGCCCCAGGAGGGGCGGAGAGGTAGAGGTCATACCGAAGGAGGGGGCCAGCCGCCGGCCGGCTGCTCAGGAACGACGAAAGGCCCCGCCCTCGGAGTGAGAGCGGGGCCAGGGCCGCAACCCGAACTAGCGGGAGCGGTGCTTCGGGTTACGCGGCGCGGTGCTTCGGGCCGTCCTCGACGGCCTCGGCGACCGCGGCCTCGACCTTCTCGTCGACGGCGGCGTTCGGGGTCACGGCGCCTCGGGTCCAGACGACGAGGACGGCGGTACCGACGAGGTCGATCGCGCCGCCGACGGCAGCCTCGGAGGCGGCGTCGAGCTGCAGGAGCCCGAGGACGACGGCGACGTGAACGACGGCGGTCACCGCGGCGACGATCGCGGCGCGGAGGGCGAGGGGCTCGCGGGCGGAGAGGGACATTTGGCCTCCAGGGCTCAGGGGATCTCGTCGGCGATGACCGCCGGCGGGGGAGGGGGGACGGCGCTCGGCGCGATGAGACGCGCCCAGGCCAGGAGCTCGAGCACGTACGCGAGGAGCGCCCGCCGGACGGTGCCGTCGGTCTCGCGCTCGGCCTCGAGCTTGTCGACGCGGGTCGTGAGCCGGGTCACCTCGACGCGGAGCGCCTCGACGAGCGACTTCCACTCCTCGACGTCGACTTGCCGGTTCGAGACGCCGGTCGCGGCGGCGGCTGCCTTCGCCGACGTCCGCGCGGTGAATCGGACGCCGAGGAAGGTCAGCACGCCGCCGACGACGACACCGATCGGCCCGAGGGCGGGCTCGATCACTTCGGCGTAGAGGGTGGTCACTCGGCGGCTCCGCTCTCGTCCTCGGGGTGCAGGGGCGGGGGCTCGTCGGCCTCCTTCCAGCCCGAGACGAGGAGGATCAGGGCGAGGACGAGGAGCCAGCGGGCGGCACCGGACCACCCGAGGGCGTAGTCGGTGGCACCGGCGAAGAAGCCGACCCAGGACCACAGGTAGGAGAAGGTGACGACGGTCGCCGGCACGATGAGCGCCGAGAATCCGATCGTGTCGCGGCCGGTCGGGCGGAAGGCCGCGACGGTGCCGAGGGCTGCCGGGATGAGCCAGAGCGCCGCGCGCACCTCCTGGGGGAGGAAGGCGTAGAGGAGGAAGTGGCCCTCGTCCTCGAGCGGCGCGACGAGGACCCGGAGGCCCGTCAGCGCGAAGACCGCCGAGAAGACGAGGAGAGCCAGGCCCCGCCGCCCGAGGGAGCGACGGAGCCGGCTCACGCTGCGCGCTGCTCGGGCTTGGCGACGCCCTGGGCGGCGAGCTGGGCGTCCTGGCCGCGCTGGATGTTGTCGCCCCGGCGCTCGACGTCGCGGAGGAGTCGCAGGATCTCGCCAGTGTCGCGCTCGGCAGCCTGAGCGGCGGTCTTCGCGGCGAGCGCGTCCGCGCGCGCGGCCTGGAGGTCGAGCTTGTCCTGTTCGGTGTACAGAGCCATATCGGCGTCTCCTTCGGGTTCGGGGGTGATGTGGAAGTAGGGCTCGGGGTCGACGGCCACGCCGCGAAGGCGGACCTCGAAGTGGAGGTGCTTTGCGGTGACGTTGCCGGTCGCGCCCTGCACGCCGATGCGCTGCCCGGCCTTGACGCGGTCGCCCTTCCGGACGAGCCGGACGGACTGGTGGCAGTACCACGTTTCGATGCCGCCGCCGTGGTCGACGCGGGTGCGGTTGCCGTAGGCGCCGGCCTGCCCGTCTCCGTCGCCCTCGACGACGACGCCGTCGGCGGCGGCGGCGATGTCGGTCCCGTTGCCCCAGCCGTAGTCCTGGCCGTAGTGGATCAGCGGCGACGTCGCGGTCGGGCGGGGGCCGCTCCGCGGGCCGAACGGAGTATTTATCGTGCCCGGCGACGGCCGAGCGGTGAGAGTGAAGCTCACGGTGCCTCCTTAGGCGTTGGGGCCGAGGTACTGGACGACGATCCCTAGACCGCCGTTCCAGTGCCCACAGGTGACGCTCGCCGGGTTGAGGGCGAGGCGGACGCGCATGGAGCCGCCCGGGTAGTTCTCGAGCGCGACGGTGCGGGCGAGCGAGGCGCCCGCCTTCGTCACGGTCATGACCTGATCGGGCCCGACGTTCGCGGCGTCGACCGTGACGCGGGAGTAGCCGACCGTCTCGACGCCGCTCTCCGCGGTCCACCACGAGCCACTGCAGTGGATCAGGTAGGCGCCCGCCTTCGCGTCCGGAATGTCGATCGGGACGACTTCGGTCCACTTCCCGACCGGGATCAGGTCGGCGCCGTCGGTGCCGTTCGGGTGGTAATAGCTGTAGGTCCACGCGACCTGACCGTCGGAGCGGCGCCAGCCGTTCTCCGTGAAGCGGTAGTTCTCTCCGGTGTCGGTCTCGTAATACTCGAGGCCGATCCACTTCTCGTCGGCCTTCATGAAAATGCGGTCGCTCCGCGCACCCGAGAGGGTGTTCGCGCGACGCGAGACGTCGAGGGAGATCGCGGTCAGGTCGCCGGCGAAGTCGGGCTCGGAGTCCGGCGAGACGACGAGGGCGTTACCTTCGCCGCGGACGAGAGAGACGGTCATAGGACCTCCTGGGAGTCGGTGAGTCCGGCGGCGGGCGCGGGGGCGGGCGCCGGAGCGGAGAGGGTGCGGGAGAAGCGGCCGATCACGACGCCGCCGAGAGCCCAGTCGAGGGCGACGCGGTCGCCGGGCCGCGGGTTCGTGATCGCGTCGAAGACGCGGAGGCCGGGGTGGACGACGAAGGCCGAGGTCTCGACGTCGGCCTCGACGAAGCCCGACGGGCCGACCTGGACGGAGACGATCGTCCCCTCGGCGGGCTTCTGCACGACGGGGCCGAAAATGTAGGCCTCGCGGCCGAAGCGGAAGAGGCGGACGACGTCGCCCTCGCGCGGCATGTAGTAGCCGACGATCGGGAACTCGAGGGTCTCGCCGTCGATCACGACGCGGCCGAGGGCGCCGGCGGATGCGAGGCCGACGAAGGTCGCGGTCGTGGTCGTGACCTCGGTCGAGGACGCGGCGCGGGTCGCGCTCTGGCGGGCAGCATTAGCCAATGGAGACCACCGCCGTCAGGCCCGCGGCCGTGAGGTCCAGCTTCGTGATCCGGCCATCGGTCGGGACGCCGTCGACCGGGATCGAGACGACGTCGCCGACCTCGAGCCGCGGATCCGGCGCCGTGACGACGGTCGCCGCGACGGCCCGGAGCCGGGACACCTGGGCGAGGAGCTGCCGGGCGTACGCCGCGGCGGCGATCTTCGTCGTCAGGTACGGCGAGGAGTAGAAGTAGGGGATCCGGCCCCAGCACTCCGGGTCGCTCATCGGGCCCCACTTGAGGCGGCCCGTCGTGACGCGGACGTCCGCGAGGACCGCGGCCTGGTCGTCGTCCTCGGCGCGCACGACCACCTGATTGAACACTCCGGAGGCGTCCCATTCGTTGACGTCGACGGAGACGACCGTCCCGCCGTCGCCGGCGGTGAGCTCGGCCGAGCGGTCCGGCCAGGCCGTCGGGCGGACCCCGACCGTCCCGTCGGAGCGGACGTACGGCGTGCCGCCGAGGTACTGCGCTAGGTCGTACGCCGCATCTAGGCGGCTGTCCTGCAGCGTGACCGGCGTCGGGATCATCGCGTCGCGCTCGACGCCCGTCACGGGCAGCCCGAGGACGTGCTCGAGCGCCCAGACGGCCGACGAGCCGCGGGGGATCTGCGCGAGGCTCACGAGGCGCTCGCGATCGGAGATCGAGAAAGCGTCCCGGAGCGAGACGTCGATCCGCTGGCCCGTGACGAAGGCGCTCCCGGTGACCACGGCGCGCCCGCGAGCGGACTCCTTCGGCGCCTCGATCGCGAACCGCCCGAGCTCGACCCGCTCCGAGTACGGGCCGCCCTCGATCACGAGCGCGACGTGCAGCCAGGAGTTGAACGGGGCGAGCCAGGACTCGAACTCGCGCGGGGCTGCCGAGCGGCCCCAGTCGTCCTCGTAGAGGATCGAGGCCTTCCCGGAGCCGACGATCTTCGCGGTCCCGTCCCAGGAGAGCGAGACGTCGACGAGCGGAAGGTCGACACCGGCGCCGAGGACCTCCCGCCCCGCCACGAAGAGGCGACCGACGAACCGGCGAGCGAAGGAGCCCGCCAGCACGTCGGCGAGGGCGGAAGAGGTGGATCTCACTGCCAGGGGCCTACTTTCACGTCGAGGGTGGCATCGCGGTACCGCGAGTACGCGGAGGCGAAGTCGGAGTAGCTCTCGCGGTACGCGCCGAGGGCGCTCGAGAGGTGCGCGTAGGTGAAGACCGGCGTCGCGAGGGCCGGGGCCGGCGGAGTGACCTCGTCGGCCGTGAGCTTCCAGGCGACGTGCGCGTCACCCTGCGCGGCCCCGATCGGCCGCGCCTCCGGAGAGGGCACGGCGACGTAGAGCGTGCCGGGGAGCGGGGCGTCGGGGCTGAGCCGCACGCACAGGACGGACGACGAGGGCGCGTCGTAGGCGCCCAGCGCCCGCCAGAGCTTGTCGGCAGCCTCCGCCGTGTCCGTGTAGCAATCGAGCGCCAGCCCCGCGAGCGCCCCGCGGACCCCGCCGATGACCGCCGGCGCGGACCGGCCGGACGTTCCGAGCATCGTCAGCGCGGCCGAGCGCGCGAGCGACGCGATCGCCGACTCGGCGAGGGTCACCGTCACGGCCCCCGCGGGGTCGAGGACGTTGTGAATGACCGCGCTCCGGCGAAGCGTCGACGGGAGCTCGGCGGGCACGTCCTCCGTGCGATGCAGGAGCGCGCCGGTCCGCGAGTAGACCTCCGCGTAGTACGCGAACGGCCGCCCGAGGGGCGCCTCGAAGTCGCGGGCGGTCAGGACCTTTGTCGTCGGCTTCTTCACGAAGCCGCGGACCTTGTAGGTCCGGCCACCCGCCCGCCGGAAGAGGGACACGGAGGCGGCGTCCGCGACCTCGACGTCGACCGAGCACTCCGCGAAGGGTGCCGGGCGCCCGTCGCCGGCCGGCGTGACGACCACCTGGGGCGCCGTCCGCTGGACCTGGACGAGCTCGGTCCCGACGACGAAGAAGCTCCCGGCCGCCGCGTCCCGCGGGATCTCCCGGAGGGACTCGGCGTAGGGCACCGGCGAGCGGACGGGCTGCCCGTTCTTCGTCACGAAGGCGAGGAACGGGCTCCCGTCGGCGAGGACGAGATCCCCGGCCTCGCTCTTGGCGAGGATCTCGTCCTGGGGCCCGAGGGTTACGCGAGGGTCAGCCAAGGGGCCTCCTTCCTGCCGGGTGCCGGCGTCACGCGGCGACGAACTTCGAGCCGTCGTAGCGGTTGAGCTGGTAGTCGCCGCCGCTCGTGTTCGCCCACAGGTTGCCCTTGAGGGCGAACGACGGAGCCGACGTCGACTCGCGGTACCACGGGAGCGACCCGACCATCCGGCGGTGCTGCGGGCTGCCGCCTCCGGAGGAGAAGGTGCCCATCGGGTTGCCGCCGATCACGTTCGGCTCGGAGCCCCACTCGTAGACGCCGCTACCGTTGTCCTGGCGGATGAAATACGCCGGGTGCTGGATCCCCTGGGAGATCAGCGGGCGGATGCTGTTGCCGTCCTCGAAGACCCGCCAGCCGGTCGCGCCGAGGAAGCGGACGACGGGGCCGACGCGGTCGTCGCTGAGCTTCCCCGTCGCGAGCGTGTAAACGGGGTCGATGCACTCCGAGTAGTCGAAGACCGTCCGGAGGATGGTCAGCGACGGGTTGACCCCCGACTTCGGCGTCCGCGGCGAGTAAATCTGCGCGAACGTGACGCGGCCGAAGTCGCAATCGACTATGTCCGTGTCGCAGTTCGCGAGCTGCACGCTCATCGTGTGGTAGGGCGCGGCCGGCGGGTTGCCCGCGTCGCGCGTCCGCACGTTCTTAAGGACGATCTTGTGGTTCCCGGACTCGGCGTTGGTGTCGCCGCAATTGACCGCGATCCCCTGGTAGTCGAGGACCTCGACGTTCTCCGCGATGGAGATATCGGGGAACGGGCAGCCGGGGATGTGGACCGAGGAGAACTTGATCCCGTCGATGCAGCCGGAGATCACGCCGTTGCGGAAGCGCTGGCCGAAGCTGCGCGAGGAGAGCGCCTGCGCGCCGTTGTCCTTCGTGCCCGGGTTGAGCGTGTTGCGGATCGAGAAGTTTTGCAGGACGTTGCGGTAGCCGCCCTCGTGCATGTCGTAGGCGTTCGTCCCACAGTCGGTCGCGTGCAGCTCGGTCACGCTCTCGCGAGTCGTGCCCGTGGTCGCGCGCGAGCTCGAGGAGGTCGGGTACTCGCTCCGATAGGGCGTGTTGTTCGTGATCGCGTGGCGGAGCCGGCGGGCCTTGATATCGAAGAAGCTCCAGCAACACGCGCCCTCGAGCTCGTAGCCGTAGCCGAAGCCCCGGACGTCCTGCGCGCCGCTGCCCTGGCGGGCGTCGTTCGGGCCGTCGTTGAACACTCCGCGGTGGTTGCCCATCGGGCAGGAGCTCAGCTTGACCGCCGTCTCCCACGCGGTGTCCGAGACGATATCGGTCGTCGCCCGGACCTGATTCGCGATCACGAGGGTCGGCTGCCGGAGCGTGCCGACGGTGTTGTCCTCGGGGTTGCCGACGACGCCGATCCGGACGCGCCAGTTGTAGTCCCAGAGCGGATACCGCGCCATGTTGCGGACGCCGCTCGAGGAGTAGCTGTCGAGGAGGGTCCCGTGCATGAGGACGAAGCCGTCTCCGGCCATGCTGCCCATGCTCGTGCCGCCGACGCGGATCGTCTCCGAGGGGGAGAAGGTGCCGGAGACGGACTCGAAGACGACGTGCGCCTGAGTCGTCGACGCGCCGAGCGCGCCGCGCACGACTCCGACCGCGCCGGAGGTGGCGCCGACGACCTCGTCGCCCTCGCCCGGGAAGTCGCCGCCGGCGTTGCGGTTGACGACGAAGCCGATCCCGAGGACGGGGACGGTCGACTTGAGCCAGACGTGCGAGGAGCCGCGCGAGGCAGCGGGGACGACGGCGCTCTCCCACTCGTAATACTGGTTGCGGTGCTCGAGCGCCCAGACCGACTCCGCCTTGACCTTCTCGAGGGAGGACTGGGCAGTCGGGTAGATCCGGGAGACCTTGAGCCCGTTCGGGATGAAGCCGGACGGCCGCGAGGACTCGGTCGGGTAGCCGAGGACGATCGAGTCGACGGTCCCGACGGTGAAGTCGTCGAGGAGGTCGTGAACGGCGCGGTGGCCCGAGGCGATGCCCGACGGCTTGAGGAGGATCCCGGGGCCGTCGGCGTTCGTGTGCGCGTTCGAGGTGTCCACCGCGCTGTTCACGCGGTAGCGGCCGGAGTACCAAACCGTCGCGCGCGAGGACTGCGCGGCGTCGTGCGCCGCCTGCAGGGCTGCCGAGTCGTCGGCGACGCCGTTCCCGACCGCGCCGTAGGCCTCGGGGAAGATCAGCGAGCAGAGAGAGGACCCGCCGCCCGCGCCGCTGCCGGTCGCGCCGCGAGGGATGGTGAAGTCCAGCACGACATTGCTCGCGGTTCCGGAGTTCTTGACGGCCGCGAGCGAGCCGGGCGAGCCGGTCGTGACGGTGCCGACGGAGAAGGACTGGACGCCGCCGGAGCCGGAGCCGGAGCCAGCGGGGCCGGCCGGGCCGCGGGGGCCCTCGGGGCCCTGAGGACCGCGAGGGCCGTCGCTGCCCTTCGGGCCAGCGGGACCGCGAAGGTCGGCGATCGGGACGATGACTGTTGCCAATTAGTGTCCGTTCTGAGAAGGGATTAGAAGGTGGGCCAGGCACCCGTAGAGGCGGCACGCGCCGAGTCCTGGTCGTAGACGTCGATCCGCTCGTCGGCGACGGCCGCGGTCTGGGCGAGGAGGTACTCGCCCGTCCAGGGGTTCTGCACGTAGACCGGCGCGGGCGCCGGCGCTGCAGCCGCAAGGGCAGCCGCGCGAGACGCCTCGGCGGTCGGAGAGGCGAAGCCGGCGGTCGGCGCGACGAGCGGCCGGACCGTCGGCGAGGCGGCGGAGGTGAGCGCTCCGACGGCGTCCTCGACGGGGCCGAGCGACCCGGCCAGTCCGCCGACGAAGGCGTCGCCGATCGCGCCTCCGGAGTGGAGGATCTTCGTCCAGCCGGAGCCCGAGAGCGGGCCGCGCTTCGCGGGGCTGTTCGGGAAGAAGCCCGCGGCGAAGTCCATGACGCCGCCGATCGCGTCGCCGACGGCGCCGATCATGCTCGTGATGCCGTCCACGAAGCCTTGGATCAGGGCTTGGCCCGACGAGAGGAAGAGGCCGCCGAGATCGCCGAGCGCCGCGAGCGCCTGGCCGGGCAGCCCGCCGATGAAGCCGAGCGCCGTCCCGATGCCGTCCGAGATCGCCGTCGTGATGTTGTTCCAGGCGCCGGAGACGAAGGAGCCGATCGCGTTCCAGGCGTTCGTCCAGATACCGGAGATCGCCGCGAGGACGGCACCGATGATCGACATAACGACGTTGATCGCGCCCGTGACGAGCGAGACGATCACGTTCCAGACACCGGACAGAATCGAGAGGATCCCGTCCCAGACCTGGGACCAATTGCCGGTGATAATCCCGGTGACGACGTCGATAATCCCCTGGACGATCTGCATTGCCGAGGAGATCACGTCGACGATCACGCCGAAGACGGTCGTCACGACCGGGATCAGCGCTTCGATCACCGGCACGAGGACGCCGAGGAGGATCTCGACGACCGGGCCGATCGCGGCGACCACGAGGGAGAAGGCCGAGACGACGACCGGGAGGACCGCCTCGACAAGCTGCAGGAGGATGGGCACGAGCGCCGAGATCAGCGTCGTGACGAGCGGCAGGACCGCGGCGATGACCGAGCCGATGATCGGGATGATCGTCCCGAGCGCTGTCGTGACCGCCGTCAGCGCCGTTCCGACGATCGGGAGCACCGCGGCGAGGACGCTCGAGAGGAGCGTCGCGAGGGTGCTCACGAGCGGCGTCACGACCGAGAGGGCCGTCCCGAGGAGCGGCCCGAGCTGAGCCGCAAGCTGAGCGATGAGCCCAGCGATCAGCGGCAGCACCGGGAGGAGCGCCTGGAAGACGAGCCCCAGCGGGGAGAGCGACGTCACGAGCTCGAAGACCTGAGGGATCAGGCCGGCGAAGCTCGTCGCGATCGGGCCGAGGGCGGGGCCGATTGCGGCTCCGATCTGGCCGAAGACCGCTCCGAGCTGACCGCCGAAGCTGCCGATCGCGGCGAACGTCTGGCCGATCGCGTCGCGGAGCGTGAAGAGGAAGTCGACCGCGGACGAGTCCTCCTGCAGGCCGAAGGTGGCCGCGGCCCCCTGGAAGTCGCCCTGAGAGAGGATCGCCCAGACACCGGAGACACCGGCGACGACCGAGGCGAGAATCGGGAGGGCAGCCTGAGCGCCCTCGCGGAGGCGGAAGAGGAAGTCGACGAGACCCGAGTCCTCCTGGAGTCCGAAGGTCTCGGCCGCGCCCTTGAAATCGCCCTTCGCGAGGATCGAGTAGACCCCGCCGACGCCCGTCACGAGCGTGTGGAGCCCGTTGACGGTGCCGTCGATCGCGGGGCCCATGACGCCCAGGAGGACGCTCGCGGCAGCCGAGACGGCGGGCAGAAGCTCGCTACCGATCCGCGCCTTGCCGTCCGCCCACAGGGCGTTCATTACCTGCTGCTTGTGAGCGAGGGTGTCGGTCTCGCGCGCAAAGTTGCCTTGCGCGTCCTGGGTCTGATCGAAGACGAGCCCGAGGATCGCGGCCTGCTTCGCCTGGTCGGAGAGTGCGCCGCCCACGGCCGTGAAGCCGAGCTCGGCAGCCTTGGCCTTGATCTTCGCTTCGTTCAGCGAGACGCCGTAGGCCTCGATCGGATCCGACTCGCCCTTGAGGGCCGACGAGAGCGCGGCGACCGCGTCCTTCGTCGTGCCTCCGAACATGGAGGAGAGGTCGGCGCCCAGGCCGATGAGCTGGTTCGTCTTCGGCGCGAGCTCGTCCATCGCCGTGCCGCCGTTTTTGAGCTGCGAGCCGATGAGGGTCCCCAGCTCGTTGAACTCGTTCTTCGTCAGGCCGACGGCGGTCGCGGCGTCCGCGGACCACTCGTGCATCTGCCCGGCCGAGCCCTTGAAGACCGCGTCGATCGCGCCGACGGACTGCTCGAGGTCGCCCGCGGCCTGGACGGCGCCGGCCGCGAAGTTGACGCCGAAGCCGACGCCGGCCGCGAGCGCTCCCGCGGCGAGGATCGGGGCCACGGCGCCGCGGAAGGTGCCGCCGAACTTGACGCCGGCGGACTGGCCCGCGGATCCCATCGGGCCGTCTGTCTGGCCCGAGAGGAGACGGCCGAAGTCCTTCGCCGACGGGATGATCTGTAGGGTCGCGTAGCCGACACTGGACAAGGCGCCTCCTGGGGCGGGTAGAGCGCCCGGGCTCGGCTAGGAGCCCGTCCGCCGTCGCTGCGCGTCGAGGCGCTCGCGGAGGGTGCGGTAGCGGGCTGCCTTGCTCTCAGAGGGCCGGGCGGGGTGAGGCTTTCCGGTGAAGGCGTGGAAGAGGTCGGTCAGGAGGTACTCCGCGACGCTCCAGCCGGCGCGGTCGGGGACTGCATGGCGAGCGGAAGCGGAGTCGGGCGGGAGGTTGTTCGCCAGGGCGGAGAGGCGGCGGAGGCTGAGCTCGCCGCGCCAGTAGTCCGCGAGGTCGACGCCGTAGTAGCGGAGGAGGTCCGCTTCTAGGGCGTCGGTGTCGCCGCGGAGGAGCGCGACGAGCGCGGTCAGTTTCCCCGGATGCCCACCGCCTCGAGGGCCGTCTTCGCGAGGCGCCCGGCGTCGGTCATCTTCGGCTTCGTCGCCTTGAACTTCTCGAGGCTGCCCTCGCCGAGGACCTCCCGGAGGAACGTCGCCATGCGGTTTTGCTCGAGCGCGTCCAGCGCGTCGAACGACCACTCGGCGGAGTTCAGGATCGTGTAGTGCTCGCCGTCGAACTCGAAGGGGATCGAGGAGCCGATCGCCTCGGCAGCGGCGGGGTTCGCGGGGGTGCGAGTGGGCATGGGGTTTCTCCTAGCGCGGGTCGGGGAAAGGGTGCGCGGGTGAGGGAAGAGGACGAGAGGACGCCCCGCGCGGGCGCCCCCTCGTCAGTCAGGGGGAGGGGGTTACGCCGCGGCGGGGTCGGTCTCGACCGTCACGTAGAGCGTTCCGTCGGCCTCGGGGAAGATCAGAGCGGTGAGGTCGTAGACCGTCGGCTCCGTCTCGGAGTCCTTGATCTCGGCGACCTCCGTCACCTCGACCGTCTTGACGAGACGGCGCTTCTTGCGCCCGCCCTCGCGGACCTCGAAGATCACGGCGACCTGATCGGTCGTCGGAATTGCGATCTTCGACGTGATGACGCCGTCCGCGGAGGTGCGCTCGGAACCGGGGTTCACGAGTCGGAACGTCGCGGGGTTGTCCTCGAGGGCGACGAAGCGGAAGGTCCGCTTGTGCTTCGACTTCGTCCGCTTGTACAGACCACCGCCCCAGGCGTAGTGCTCGCTCGTCTCCTCCTCGCGGGCTTCGGTGAGGCCCTCCTCGCCGTCGAGGAGGCCGACGAGGGACCACCCGGGGCCGGGAGCCGCGTCGAGGGAGGCGGGGAAGGCGGTCCCGACGTCAGCGATCCAGACGTCGGCGTCCGCCCAAAGGGAGGTGTTCTTCGCATCGCCAGACATTTAGCGGTGCTCCTTTCAGGGCAGGGCGACCGGCCGGAGGCGGACGGTCACGGTTAGGGCGGAGAGGGGCTCGCCGGTGTCGGGGTCCTCGACGGGCCCGAGGCGAGTACCGGGAGAGACAGCGCGCACGGTGGCCGTGCGGGCGGTCAGGAGTAGCGCTTCGCAGAGGTCGGCGAGGGCGGCGCAGTGGCCCTCGTCGGAGTGCCAGACCTGGACCCGGACGGAGGCGTAGGCGTTCAGGCGGAGATCCCGCCCGCGAGCGTCGACCGAGACGCGAACGTACGGCCGCGCGCTCCCGACACCGACGGGGAGGGTCTTCGTCGAGACGGTGACGCCCGACGCGAACGGCTCCTCGCGGTCGGCGAGCGCGGCGCGGAGGAAGTCGCGGAGCTCGGCCCGCGGGTCGGAGAAGAGGATCATCGGGTACGCACCTCGAGCCCTGCAGCTCCGGCAGCCTCGGCCAGGTGGCCGTACTTCGCCTCGACCGCCAGGCCGGCCGGATGCGCGAGCGTGACGCCGGCCGCGGCTCGGTCGGTCTTGTAGGACCCGACGCGAACCTCGATCGGCCCGTCGTGCGCGATCGCGCCGATGCGGGAGGCGACCGACGCCGCGACCGAGTCGATCGCCGCGGCGACCTTCCCGCTCGAGAGGACCTCCCGCATCCCGGCGGAGTCGAG